GCCGACCGGGTGCGGCTGGTTCTGGATGGGTACGGCTCGACCGTGAACAATACAGAAGTGAAGCACGTGTCGCTCGAGCAAGAGTCGGACGATTTCGTGCAGCTGGCAGGCGGCGACCTTCCGCCGGTGTACCAAGTGACTCAAACATTTAACGTCCTCTGGCAGGAGAGTTAGAGCATGGCCATCACGCCCCATGATTCGAGCGGCACGACGCTCAGTTTCGGTGGCACCAATTTCACCGTCACCTCGATCGTCTACAACCTGGCCGATCCGGCGACCGATGACACAATTGACGTGTCGCACCTTGGCCTGACTGTCGGCTCTTCAATCCTGACGCAGACCCGCCCGCTGCAGGGCTCTGCCACCGACACGGGCCGCGAGGTTGTGATTGAGTACCTCGGCAAGGACGTGATTGCGGACGCCTCCTCGGGCTCGCTGTCGATCACGGTTGGCGGCAGCGCGTGGCTCACCAAGAATGCCACCGTGGCTTCGTCCAGCGTGACGCTGGCGACCAACGACGTGGTCAAGGGCACTGCCACCTTCAAGGTCGCCCGCTAGTCCGTGACGGAGGCCCGTCATGGCAAACAATTGCGCGGGCGTTACGGCGACGTGGAACTCCACGGACTTCGGCGAAGTCGTGGATATCAAGGTGAACGCTGGCGGAAGCTTTCCGCTGGCGCGTGCCAGTACGTGGACGTTTGACGCAGGCACTATAGATATTTCGTGCCTGAGCACTGCCAACGTCTCACTGGCCCAGTACGGCAAGAAGGCAACGCTTTCCATCGCGGGTGGCGGACTGACCTTCTCCACCAAGGCCGTGTGCCAGCGTGTGCAGCTTTCGGGCACAGTCAACGACATCTCACGGTATGCGGTGTCGTTCAAGATCACGCCTGAATGAGGACGCACGAATGGCACTGACGGCAGAACAGATCCTGGCAGCCGACGATCTCGGCCTTCTGGAAGTGAAGGTCAAGGAATGGGGCGGCAGCGTGTTCATCCGAGTGATGACCGTTGGCGAGCTCGACGCCTACCAAAAGGAATGGGTTGGCAAGCGAGACACTGGCGTTGACAACTTCCGCGCCAAGTTCTTGGCTCGCTGTCTGTGCGACCAGGCGGGGCAGCGGCTGTTCAGCGACGAGCAGATCGAACAGCTGGCTGCCAAGTCTGCCAAGGTTGTGGGCAGGCTCTTCGACAAGGCGGCAGCACACAATGCGATCACCGAAAAAGACGTTGAGGAACTGGCAAAAAACTGAACGTCCGCCCGTCGAGACGGTTTCTGTTTCGGCTGGCGGGGCACCTGAAGATGACGGTTGGCGAGCTCGAGCGGCGAATGTCAGCCGTCGAGTTCGCAGAGTGGATGGCGTACACGAGGTACTTCGAGGCGTTGCCTGATTCGTGGCGTGAGACGGGACTTCTGGCGAGCGCGGTACTCGCCCCGTATTCAGCCAAAGGCAAGGCACCGAGGGCAGACGATTTCGTGCCGATTGAGAAAGCGCCACAACATCCAGATCAGATGCGGGCGGAACTGGAAAAGCTGCTGGGTGCGTTGAAGGACTGAGCTATGGCAACTGTAATCGGCGTTGGCATGCAGATGACGGCCAATGCCTCAGGCATGACCAAGGGTCTGTCGGATGCAGACAAGGCCCTGCAGCTGCTCCAGAAGATCGTTGACCAGAACCAGCAGACACTAAAGAGGTTCAGCGGCGAGGCGGACAAGACAACGCAGAGCCTCGACAAGCTCAACCGTGGCGTGAGCACGCTGAGCACAATTGAGATCGGGCGAACTCTCGTCAGCGGATTTCAAGCTCTCGGCAGTGCGTTCACGAGCGCCGCCCAGAATGTGCTGACGCTGGCCGGAAACGTCAGTTCGTCGCTCGACTCACTCAATGACTTGAGTGCCCGCACTGGCATCGGCGTTGAGGCTCTCCAGGGATACGCTCTGGCAGCCAAGATGGCCGGCGTGGACACGGAGGCTTTCGGCGTCGCAGTCCAGAAGCTCGCTGTAAACATCGGCAAGGCAGCTCCAGGCGACGCCCTCGACAAGTCGCTGCGGTCTATCAACCTGAGCGTGGCCGAGTTGCGGGCCTTGTCGCCTGAGCAGCAGTTCGCCGCCATCGGCGACGCTATCTCGGTCCTGCCGACTGCGGCAGATCGTGCCGCAGCGGCTGTTGCGATCTTTGGCAAGCAGGGTGCAGCGCTCGCTCCGCTGTTCCGCGAGGGTGCGGCAAGCATTGAGGAACTGCGGGCAAAGGCCGAGCGGCTCGGCATCATTGTCAGCGAAACGCAGATCAACAACGTCGCCGAGATGAACGATGCCTTTGACCTCGTGCGGGCAACAATCGAAGGCATAATCGGTCAGGTGATCGGCAACCTCGCGCCTGCCGTCACCGAGGTTACGAATCAATTCCTCAAGTTTGTGGAGGAATGGAGCGGAGCGCAGGGCGAAGGTGGCACTGGCATCGCCAATGCGATTACTGACGTTTTGCTAAAGGGTGCAGAGGTATTCGCCGGCGTCTTTGATCGGTTTGTTGGAAACTTTAGCGGATTTACAGAAACGCTTAAGGGCGTAGGCGAGGCGTTTAGTTTTGTTGCCAACATCCTGATGGCTGCGTCAGAGGCTTTTCGCGTTGTCTTTAACGTCTTCGAGGGTATTGGTAACGCACTGCTTCTCGGTCTTGGCAAGGTGCTTGAAGGCGTCGGAAGCTGGGTGGACTCTGACTTGCAGGCGTTCGGAAAAGACCTTCAGGCGTCGGCCTCTGCGGCGATGGCCCAGAACAACGAGGAATTGAAGGCAGCCGCCGAAAACGCCGCCAACGCCGTAGTGAATGCCTTCACAGGCGGCGAAGGAAACCCAGAAGCCGCTGGTGCCGGTGCCGCAACTCAGTTTGTCCGTGGCATGCGGGATCAGATCGAGAAAGAGCGTGCGCCGCAGTTTAAGGTCGAGACGAACATCGAAAACACCAGGGAGCGTTTCGACGCATTCTTCAACGGAATTGTCGATCAGGAAAGCGTCATCACCGACGCCATGCGTGAGTTCGAGGCGGCCACGGCCGCTGTCGTTGACCCGCTGAATATGACCGCCGAGGAGATGGCCCGCATTGAGTCGGCACAGGAGAAGGTCAACACGCTGATTGACGAAGAGCAGCGCAAGAGGCAGGCGGCGGCTGACGCGGCTGCACAGCAGGCCGAGGCCGATGGAAAGCGTGTCGAGAGCCTGCTGAAGACGAGCGACGCTGCAAGCAAGCTGGAGGAAGACCTGGCCGCAGTTGAGCGTGAGCGGCAGCGTATTGAGGCCGCAGGCGGCGAGGATGCCCAGGCACGTCTGGAGCAGCTTGACGCCCTCAAAGCAAAGCTCGAGGAGCAACAACAAGCACTTGAACAAGGTTTTGGCCAGGGCTTTGAACAAGCCTTCCAGGGTGTCAATCAGGCGATCAACACTGCCATTCAGAAATCTACGGAGTTTGGCCAGGCCGGCTTTGATGCTGCCCAGCAGCTTGCGGCCGGAATTGCCGAGGCACAGCGTCAGGCAGAAGCTGGCATCCTGAACAAGGAAGCATTTGACGCCGAAGTGGCCCGCCAGCAGGCGCTCTTCGACCAGAGGATCGCCAACGAGAAAAAGGTGATTGACGAACGGAAGAAGGCCGAAGAGGAGGCCGCCAAGGTCCGGCTGCAGCAGGAAGAGTTGGTCAACAACCTCATCAAGATGCAGATGGTTGGCGGCGACAACGAGCGGATTGCCGCAGCTGAGAACCTCGTGGCGATCAATGCCGAAATTGCTCGAGCAGAGCAGGCCGCTGCCGAGGCTCGCAAGGCCGGCGACGGAGAAGCCCAGAGGGCGGCACTGGTTCGCCTTCAGCAGCTCGACCAAGTGAAGGCCAAGGAAGAGGACATCGCCAGCGGTGCAGCTAAGCAGCGAGAAGAGTTCCTGAAGCAACAAGAAGAGGCCGCTAAGGCTCAGCAGAAGCAACAGGAAGCCTACGCCCAGGAGCAGGCCCGCATCGCCGAGGAACGCCGCAAGGCAGAGGAAGCCGAGTTCGCACGGCAGCAGGAGCGGCTGCGGCAGCTTAACACGCTGGGGTCGCAGAGTGTGAAAACATCCGACGTGCGTACGGCCGAGGGTGCAGCACTTGTGCTTGACCTGGCAGCGAGTGCTCAAGACCCAGCGCTAATCGAGGCACGATTGCAGACGAAGCTCCTCCAGAGGATCGCGCAGGGCACGGCGAATGCCGCCGCCAACTACTTCAACACGCCGGTCGCAATCGTCGGCTATAGCAAGCTAGGGTGATGTATGGGCGTCGTTTCAGCCAAGGAGTTGCCGCAGACCTTTGAGCGTGAGGTTGGCCGCCCTGCGGTCATCAAGCGACGCTGGGTCTGCGTTCTTACAGACAACACGCTCGACAACAACCCGGCCACAGAACTTGCAGTGGCGGCATCGGTTTTTGGTGTCAGCGAGGCGACGATTGCAAGCTCGACCATCTTTGGCGAGCCGCACCCACGCCTGGCGGCTTGGAAGTTGCGCAAGCTGACGATGAACGAGGGCTTTGAAGGTTCGCCATATCACGTCGAGGTCATCGGGGAATACGGGATCGTTCGTGACGAGGAAATCCTTACCCCGGTAAATCGCGCTGCAGTCTGGAATTTTGAGGCGGCATCAGCCGAAGTGCCGGCCCTCTACTACTACGACGGCAGCGGCAACGGCACTCGGTATCCGCTGACAAACTCTGCGTACGATTATTTTCCTGGGTTGATGACCGAGGAAAGCATTGTGCGAATGACAGTTCAAAAGAACTTTGCCGCCTTCCCTAGCAGCTGGAATCAGGCCAACAACTTCGTAAACGATGCGACGTACCTCGGCTGCGCTCTGCACACGATCAAGGTGTCTGGAGTTAGCACGTCGTACACGTACGAAGAGTGGGGTGGCACGATGGTGAAATACTGGAACGCCACTGCCACGCTCGTGTATCGGCAAAGCGGACACAATCTTCAGTTGCCAGACATCGGGTGGAACTTCATTGGCGGCGGCCAGAAACGTCGCGCCATGGTCTTTGACTTCCAAAATGGCGAGTGGGTAGCGTCTCCAAATCCAGTTGGATTGAACGGAAGCGGCGCGCAGACCGGCGGCCAGCCTGCGATCCTCAATCGTCGCGTAAACCCTGAGGCCGACTTCTCGACGCTCTTTGGCACGCCACCGTCATGACGCCCTCGAACCGCGACCCGATTCAGTTCACGAGGGAGAGCGGCGAGCGGATCGCTCGCGTGGTGCGTGCTGCAGAGCTCGAGCCTGCACGTGGTTCACCGCTGACGTTTGATCCGATCCTTTTTGGAAAAGGATCTGTCATCAAGCTCGGTACGTTCACCGGATCGTGGCAGATCGGAACGACCACCGAAGTCACGTTTTACAACGTGACCACGACTCCCAACACAGTCGCAGTCGAAAATCTACTAATGTCGATTGGCGACGCATGCCGCACGCAAGTGGCTTTCTATAGCAGGGTCGGCCACAGCGGAAATCTCCAGCTAATTAACGTCGAGCACCACCAAACTGCCGTTGTGGTTGCCGTAACGCTCACAACCGCCGCGCTCACATTTCAGCGAAAGCTTGCGTGGATGCCATATCCGGCCGCCGCGTCGAGCCTCGAAATCCCGCTTTCGACAGATACAGCATGCTGAACATTGGCAACGCACTCGCCGTGATCAACGGCGTCCTTGCTGCCAGCGCCAAGTTTTGGTGCGAGTGCGTGAAGGGCGGAACGTGCTGCGGCGGCGAGTGTCACTGCGACGCAGGCGTGTGTTGCCAGGGAACGTG